CAAAAGGGCAACCAATGTTCCTTATGGAGGAGGCTTTTTAGATGATCTGTTGATAGGTAGCGATGGACAGTATTACGATGAAGCTCGTAATCTTGTTGCAGACATGGGTGCATTTGCACGGGGAGAATCACCAGAAGTTTATTCAGGATACTCTACTTTTTCTGATGATCTTGGTAGTATAGACACGCCTCCCGTGGTTATGCCAGGAGAAAATTCTGCCGCAAACATTGATTATGCAAGTGGATTAGGTAGTTCCCCGCAAACTACTAGATTCCCAACAAATTTTGAAGTTCCTACTCCTGCCCCATTTCTTGATGCGGGAAGAATTAACGCAGGAAGAATTGACGCAGCATTAGAAGGTGAAGTTCTTCCACCTAAAGAAGAAATTGCTGGGTTAGAAAGAGTGCTTGGCATTGATGCAAATGAAAGACAAAACATACAATCCAGAATTCGCTTTGATGCTGATAAGGAGAAAGCTGGAAAAGAGCCAGTAACTATTACGATGGAGAAGCTCAGTGAGCTTATGTCTCTTGGCGTTCGCCCCAAAGGAACATTAAATCCTGATGGCACATTTAGCGTCACAGACTTTAATACTGGCTCCTTGCCACAAGGAATGACTATCGAATCAGATGGGCAAGGTGGGTTTAAAATGACTCAGGGTGCTGTTGGGGCAAAAACTGAAAAGCAAGAAAGAGCAGCTAAATTTCAAGAAACTAGGCAAACTAACTTCATTATTGATAAAGCAAATGAAGCTGAAGAAATTATTGATAATAGCATTGCAACTTATGGCGGAGGCACGCTTATTGATATGGCAAAATCTGCAATCCCTGGAACACAGGAATACAAATTAAAAAATCAAATTCTTCCTGCGTTAAAAGATAGCATTGCTTTGGATTCCATAAAACAATTAAAAGCAGCATCGCCTACTGGTTCTACTGGGCTTGGTTCACTTACTGAAAAAGAAGGGAAGAGGCTTGAGAATATGTATGGTGTTCTTGATGTTGGCGGGGATAAAGTTACCTTAAAAAATGACATTAAAAGACTTAAGCAGACAGCTTTTGACTATATCCACGGGTCTAAAGATGAGCGTGAAAAAGCTCTTGCAGAAGGAAAGATAACAAAAGATCAAAACGACCAAGTTGAGCAAATGTATAGAGAGCAAATTCTTGGAGTTTCTGTGGCTAAAACTCCTGCTAGTAGCATTCCTCGTTCCGAAGAGATTGAGGCAATACGAAAGAAATATTTGACTCCAAACGCCCAGTAATAAATAAAGAAGCAAATGGCTGAAACTCAACAAAATCTTAGTTATTCGCCTCAAAGGCTGAAAGAACTTCTCGATAAAGAAATTCAAGAAACTTTTTCTATCTTTAAGGATGTAGGAAAAAGAATTGAAGCAACGGAGGAAGGAAGCGAAGAGCGCAACGTGTTGTTGGGTGAGTTAAGACAACTTGACGATCATATTAAGTCTCTTGACAAAGAATTTTCAGATATTGATTACGAAATCAATGTAAAGCCAGGGCTAGAAAAAACTAGCAAGCTATACGAAGAGCTTCGCAGAAAACCTAATGCTACATACATGCCATTTGGTGGTATGCTGTTTTCAAGTGACCCTACTCCACCAACAAGAGAAAGAGCGCGTGAGATTGTAGGGGAAATTTACAACGCTCCTGTTCGCAAAGAAGGGATGGCTGCTGAACAACTTCCTGCTGGCGTTCGTGCAGGCGTTGGTGCATTGCCAACTCCCGAGGGAGAACTTGAATATCTCAAGAGAACGTATCCAAAGGCAAACATTGTCCCGATTGATATTGCTGGACAGACTGAGTATCTGATAAAAAACCAAGACGGCACAAGTTTTACAACGCTTGATAAAGGTGTTACTGGGACTGCTGGAATGTTTGCTGTTGAAGCTCCGATTGCTCTTGGTTCCGCCGCTGCCGGAATTGGAACTGCAATCGCTACGAAAAGCCCAGTCACCGCAACTCTTGTTGCTGGCGGAACAGAACTTGCACTTGGGACTGTTGCTGATGCCATAACACGGGCGGCACTTGGAATGCCTCAACAATTTGGCGAGGATGTTAGTCGGCGCGGATTGCAAGCAGGTATTGGAACGGCACTTGGATTGGGAATAGATGTGGTCCCATCCGCAATGATTGCTAATAGAGTTCCAAGCAAATTTCAGAATGAGTTTTTAGAGCAGTTCCAAGGATCGGCGGAAAGGCTTGGTTTAGACTCTACTGCTGTTCCTGCTGGCGCACAATTCGGACCACAAGGAATGGCTGCTGGAGAAGATTTATCTGGTTTATTTCCCGGTTCTCTTATTGCTGGACGGAAAAGAAAAACACAAGAAAGCGTGCGCGTTCTTTTTAACGACTTTTTGGCAACAGTCCCCAAGACTGCTAATGATTTTAGTGCTGTCGCTGCAAATCAAAAAGCAAGGCAGGATGCGTTTGTTAGGGAAATATCAACAGCTAACAATAAAAGTGCTTTGCTTATTGATGATACAGTAAGGGAAATACTCAAGCCTCGCGCAAAAACAAACGTAGATGATCTTGGCAATATCCTAAGAACTAATATCGAGGCTGCGGAGGCGCAAGCAATCAAGTCAACAAGCAAGCAATATGACGTATTGGCTGATGTAGCAAATCGTGCTGGATTTCAAATATCAGCAAAAGACTTGCTTAACGTCGTCTCTACAATCAAAGGCAAAAAAAATGTTGGCGGCGCATTTGATGAAGCTGCTGTAAAAGGTGTTGAAAACAGGTTGAGAGAAGTAAGAGATGCGCCAGTTTTAATTTATGATGCTGGAGAAAAATTAAAATCGGTCAGAAAAAGTCTAGCAACGCTGACTAAAGAAAGACTAAGTGGCAAAAAAATAAGCAAAACAAGGCTTAATCAAATAAAAGCCAACGAGTTAAGGTATCAAGGAGAAGCACAAAACTTAAGCAAAGAAATTCAAAGGCTTCAAGGCATAAACAAGCCTTTAGACTTTAGGGCTTTTGATGCCTACATTAGAGCATTTAATGATGCTCGTCCAGACAATGCTGTTGGTGGGACAACAAAAGATGTATTTGGCGCAGGAGTTTCTGCTGAATTATCAAAGCTAAGAAGGGACATTTACAGTAGATTTAATGCAACTTACCCAGATGGCACTGTTAAAAATTTAGGTGATGAGTTTGAAACAGCAACACAAAAAGTTCAATCAAGAGGTGCTTTTGAAGGAAACATTCTTGGTAGAGCCTTAAAAGAAGTTGTTGGCGAGCAAGCTACAACTCCAAGGGACATTGTAAGCTCGGTAATGAAAGAGCCTTTTACAATCAATAGGGTTCTTCAAGCTACTAAGCAACTTGAACTAGATGATCCAGCACAAGCAGGTATTACAGATAAGCTGCAAGGAATGATGCAACTTCAATACCTTAATGACCTTGGAATGGGCAGTAAGAAAGGCGTTGCTGGTCTTGATTACGACCAAGGGATGATTGATTCATTGTATGGTAATAAAGCAGCAGCGGCTGCAAGAGGACTGGATAGCATTAACGACAAGCTAAGAGCTCTCAAGTCGGCAAAAGTTCCAGAGATGACACTTACTGATTTAAACGCATTGTCATCATCTCTTAGTAAAGATTCTAGAGATAAGATAGCCAACGAAATAATTAAGAGAGACGTTCTTCAACAAGAAGAAAAGAAATTAGTTACGTCTGCGGTTTTCAAGCAAGCATCCAAAGGTAACTTTGAAAACATTGATCCTGATTTGCTTTCTCAATCCATATTTTCAAGCAAAAGCACTGGAGAAGTAAGCCTAGCAATGAAAAGGCTTAGTCAATCATCGCCGGACGCAAGGAATTTATTTAAGGGAGATTTTTACCGAAATCTACTAGACAAGTATCCAGGTGGTACTCCGTCTACTGCGCCTCCTTACACATCATTGTTTGATGAAACAAAGTTTTTAGCTGACTACAATGAAGGTAAATCAGTTCTGGCTAAAAATATGGAAACTGTTCTCGGCAAAGATGGCGCACAACGATTTTATGATTTTGCTAAGGTTTGGCAAGGAGCTAAAATAACTAATGTTAAAGAAGCAAAAGCTAATGCCAGAATACTAGGAACTCCCAAAAGAACAACTTTTGTTGTCCCAGTCACTCCAATTCTTTCCTATGGAAGAAATCGTTATTTAGCAGCAATGCTTGCAACAGGAAGCGAACGATATGGTTTAAGGTCTGCGCTTGCTAAGGGGTCTTTGTCTGGGGATATGAATGATGTTTATGTCAAAACTTTCAATCGAATGTTTGCAACAAGAGAAGGAATGGAAGCGTTAATTCATCAAACGTCAAGCGATCCTGAGTTTTCTGTTGAACTGCAAAATGCAGTCAGAGAGTTTGAAGAAAAAGAAGGCTTGGACTTGGGAGGAAAATAGGGTTCAATCCTAGCACCAACCAAAATGAGTGACGAAAAACTAGAGAAGTTCAAAGAGAACTACTACGACGACCGCCCCGATAAAAGCGAGTGGTTTCTTGAGGTGCGTGAACGTGCCAAGTCTATCTCTCGCAACAACGTAGAACATTACGCCCCACACAAGGCAGCGTTAGCCTTATTCCTTTTATCTCAGGGCGCAAGGATAACTGAAATCTCCAAGAAAACAGGAATCGGGCGGGATGTGATCCGTGGGCTTGAGTGGCGGCACAATGACACCTTAGAGACGAAGAGGAAAGAGTTCTCCATGCGCTACGCCATCGCCGCGCAGGAATACACCGATTTGCTATTTGAACGCGCCACTCAGCTATTTGACGACCCAGACAGCCTTGCCAAGATTTCCCCTGAGAAGCTGGCAATCACGGTTGGTATCTTGACCGATAAAGCCGCTCAACTGACCGGAATGGCTACTACCGTGGTGGAGCATCGCAAGGGCGCGAGTCTGGATGATGCTGCCAAAATGATTTCCGAAGTAAGAACTAGGATTGCAAACAAAATCAGAGAAAGCGCAATAGATGCTGAAATCATTGACGAACCTAATGAGTTCTGATAAAAAACAAGCGTCCCTTAGATGTGTGGTCTAGGAGACGCTTTAACACAATACATAAGAGACTATGAAAAGTGCTGAGAAAAATAAGCCAAAAGAACTGATTGATGTCAAGAGCATATCCAATTATTTGGATTACTCACCTGAGACTGGGATTTTCGTCTGGAAAGTCAAAACCAAAACCAGCAATGTAAATGATGTTGCGGGAAATACAAATTGGCGTGGATACGTTTCTATCTGGATTAACGCAAAGCCATATTATGCTCACCGATTAGCTTGGGCATTTTGCAATGGCTCATGGCCTTGTGGCGATATTGACCACATAAACGAAGATAAGTCAGATAATAGAATTTCCAATCTTAGGGTTGCAAGCCGTTCTGAAAATATGTTTAACCGAAGCTCTAATAAAAACAATACGTCTGGAATGAAGGGCGTTGTTTTTTGCAAGGCAACAAATAAATGGCGAGCGCAAATAATGGTTGATAGGAAAAGCATTAACATTGGACGATTCACTACTAAAGAGGAAGCGGCTAATGCGTATTTATTGAAAGCCAAGGAGATAAGAGGGGAGTTTGCTAAATGCTAAAGTGGACAGAGCATCCCGTTCTTCCGATCCCAACGGATGAGGAAGTCGCTCAAATGAGCGCAGAAGAGTTGGTAGAGTTCTATCAAATTCGTGAAGAAGCTATTCGCAATGCGGCAAGAGACCCATTTAGATATGGGTGGAAATTTGATAACTGGAAAAAACTAGAGCAATGCCTTGGAACGCGAAATGAAGCACTTATTAGTGGAGGAAATCGCTCAAGCAAGACGCAGGTCGGTGCTTACTTTGTCGTTAAGGCAGCTATTGAAAACCCTAATTCAGACATTTTTTGTTTTGCTCAAAACGCAGAAGTTTCCATTCGCCAGCAACAAGCAGCGGTTTACGACTGGATGCCAGTAGAATTTAAGAGCAAGCAAACAAGCCAGAATACGTATCTCTCTTACTCAAGAAAAAACGGGTGGACTGATAATTCTTTAATTTTGCCAAATGGTTCTCGTATCTCATTTAAGACATACGCCGCCTTTGCAAACAATCAAACAATCTTAGAGGGAGCGGAGCTTGGATCAAAAGAAGCAACTTGGCTGAATATCGGAGCTTGGTGTGATGAAATGCTTGGAGGTCCCGAATTGGTTGATACGTTAAGATTCCGATTGGCGACAAGAAACAGCAAGATGATGCTGACGTTCACTCCAATCTTTGGATACACTGAACTAATAAAGCAGTATCTTGATGGAGCAAAGGTTCTTGAAAGCAGAGAAGCTGAACTGCTAGACAATGAAATTGTCCCTACGATTCTTGAGTGCAAAAACATCAAGGGGACAGTTCATTACTTCCACTCTCAAGACAATCCTTTTGGTGGTTATGATCGAATAAGGCAAACATTGCTAGGCAAGACAAGGGAGGAAATTCTCATTCGCGCTTATGGAATACCAACCAAAGCAGCCGCCACCAAGTTCCCCAAATTCAACAAGGTGGTCAACGTGGTGGAACCGGACAAGATTCCGACTCGAAACATCACAAGGTATCACATTATCGACCCCGCAGGATCAAAGAACTGGTTTATGTGCTGGATTGCCGTGGACGAGACTGGCACAATGTGGGTTTACCGTGAATGGCCTGGAGTGGACGTGGGTGACTGGGCGGAATGGCGAAATGGTAAATGGATGCCTGGAGAGGGAGCTAAAGGGCAAGGGTATGGTATCCGAGATTACGTTGAGCTTATTGAGCAGGTAGAAGGTGACGAGGAAATTTTTGAGCGATTGATTGACCCTCGACTCGGTGCGGCGAAGTATCAGGTTCAGGACGGTTCATCGTCCATTATCGAGGATTTGAACGATGCGGGAATGGTTTGCATTCCAGCACCGGGGCTAGAGATTGACGATGGACTGCAAGCATTGATCGGGAAAATGGCATGGGATACGTCTAAGCCGTTGGATTCTGTCAACCGTCCCCACTTTTACATCAGTTCCGACTGTGAGAACATCATCCAAGCGTTGTCGGAATACACTGGAGATGGCGGATTGAAAGAAGCGTGGAAAGACCCGATTGACGTTTTACGGTATGCCGCGATTGCGGGAATAGATCATGTTGACAATTCCGTTGGTTTGGTTACAACTCAGGGAGGTGGAGGCTATTAACATGAGTGCGAAGAAAGAAGCAAAGAAGAGAGGACGACCCGCAAAGGTTGTGGAGCCTGTTGTGGAATTACCGGAAACGCCATTGAAAGCAATGATTCTAGGTCTTTGTAATAACCCAACATGGATGCGCGGCAGGATCGACGGATTTGGAGTGAATATCAAAGTTCCCGCTCAGATGTCAAAACGCTTGATTGGGAAGGAAGTTAGTGTTATCCTTGTCGATTCAGACCTTGGCGACTACTACCAATACATAGCATGAACGACATTCAAGAAATAGAAGATGAGTCCCTTGTTTACCTAGACAAGGAGCCGGATATTGGTGCGTTGGCGGATGCTTACGACACCTGCTTGATTGATCTGGATTACTACTTTGAGTCTTGTTTGCGCTCCTACAATGATCGACGGAACATCTGGGATGGGAAATCGGACGACCTACGCAAGAACGGGGCGAATGCTTTCCCGTGGCAGGGTGCTTCCGACCAAGAGGTAAACGTAGTTGGCGAGCGCATTGATATGTATGTCGCGCTGTTCGACCAAGCGTTAGCACGTTCCCATATCAAGGCGTTTCCAACTTCGATGGCTGCAATGCCAAAGGCTGCGGTTGTTTCCGGCTTCCTGAAATGGATGCGCTCGTCTTACATTCCCGACTTCAAGCGGCAGATGGAGCTTGGCGGGAACTACTTGATGGAGAAGGGAATCATGGTTTCCTACGTTGGTTGGAATCGTGAGAAGCGTTCTTACCTCCAGAGTGTTAGTCTTGAACAGATTGCCGAAGCATCTCCAGACCTTGTGGAGTTGATTCTTAGTGGGCAAGATGACGAGATATTGCTTGATTTGATCCAGCAATCATTCCCTGACCTTTCTACCAAGAGGGCAAAGAAAGCAATCAAAGACCTACGCAAGATGGGCGTGGCTGAAATCCCGCTTCCTCGTCAAACGGTTGACTCCCCGGTTGTCTATGCTTGCGCTCCCGATGGCGAGGTGATGTTCCCGTCTTACATTTCAGACCCACAACGCGCTCCTTACATGTTCTGGCGCACCTTCCTTACAGCGCAGGAGCTTGAG